AAAGAGTATAGAGTTTTAAAGTCTTTAAAAGCTCTAGATAATAAAAAAGAAAGCAAAAAAGAAGATATTAATAAATAAAAAATTTTAAACAATGGCAATTTTTAACGGAACAAATTTAATTTTAAAAGTTCAGGCTACTACTGGCTCAGCTGATAAATTTAAACTAATGCACTCACAGAACGTAAGTCTATCTTACAATGTTGACACTATCGACATAACAAACAAAGATTCAGGTGGTAATAGAACTCTTTTAGGAGGTACTAAAAGTTATTCTTTAAGTGCTGATGGACTTATGGACTTTGTAAGTGCTGGAACAACAACAGATGTAGATGAGTTATTTACTCAATCTAGGGACAGAGAGCTAGTAAGTTTTACATTTGCACTAGCTACTCCAGCAGGATATACTTATACTGGTAGTGGTTTCATTACATCTTTAGAGATTTCTGGAGGTACTGAAGATGCACCAACTTACTCGGTAACAATCGAGGGATCAGGAGATTTAACTCAGAATCCAGTATAATAATTTTTATCGTTGGATTGAGGTTGGAGTTTATCTCCTCCTCTCTTCAATGATAATTTAATAATAACGATAAATAACGATAAAAATGTACGAAATAGTTTTTATAAACGGCAAAGATTATCCAGTAAGATTTGGAATGAATGCTTTAAGAATGTTCTGCAAAGATACAGACAGAGCTTTAAGTGATTTAGATAAGTTAGGAGAGTCAATGAGTTTAGATGATGCTTGTTTTTTGATTCTAAATGGAATTAAAGACGGATCGAGAGTAAGTGGACAAGAATGTTCTTTAACAGTTGAAAGTGTAGCAGATTTATTAGATGAAGATTTTGATGCTTTAAATAAAGTATTAGAAGTATTCTCTACACAATTTAGTGCTAAACTTGGAAACGAGGGAAACGTGAAAGCCGCAAAGAAGAAGAAAGCGGCAAAGAAATAGACTGGGATACATTAGAGTCTGTAGGTTATGGGCTTGGATTGTTGCCTAATGAATTTTGGAATTTAACATTTCATGAATTCTTTTTGATACAAAAAGGTCGTAATGATGTAATAGAATCAAAAGAAAAGAGGGAATGGGAAAGAGTAAGATGGTTAGCTTGTTTAATGTTGCAGCCACATACAAAAAAAGGACAAAATTTAACTCCTCAAAAACTTGTAAAGTTTGAATGGGAGAAAGGAGTAGAGATTAAAGATGTTGAGAAACAAAAAAAGCGAGCTCAATATATAGCTAAGAAATACGATTTAATAAATAAAAAAAATGGCTGAAAAGAATTTAAGTGTAAAACTCTCTTTAAACGATAGGCAGTTTCAGAGCAATTTAAGAAAGTCAACTAGAAAGCTTAAGCAGTTCGGAGATGGAATGGCTAATATTGGAATGAGTATTACTAGAAATTTTACTGCTCCATTATTAGGATTAGGCTCTGTTGCAGTGAAATTAGCCAGTGATTTTGAAGAAACACAAAGTAAATTTAATACTGTATTTAGAGATATTAGAGATGATGCTACTGAAACTGCTGATAATTTAAAAAAGAATTTTGGATTAAGTGGTCAAGCAGCTTTACAACTTTTAGGAGATACTGGAGATTTATTAACTGGCTTCGGTTTTACTCAAGAAGAAGCTTTAAAACTATCTAATCAAGTTAATGAGTTAGCAGTTGATTTAGCATCTTTTACAAATTTTAGTGGAGGAGCTGCTGGTGCTAGTGCTGCATTAACAAAGGCTTTATTAGGAGAGAGAGAGAGCATTAAATCTTTAGGTATTGCGATTACTGAAGCTGATTTAAAAACATTTGCAGCAGAACAAGGATTAGTATTTAAAGAATTAGATAGAGTTGCAAAGGCAACATTAACTTATCAACTAGCATTAAAGCAATCACAAAACGCAGTAGGAGATTTTGCAAGAACTAGCGAAAGTTTTGCTAATCAATTAAGACAATTAAAATCTGATTTAAACGATGCTGGAGTTGAAATAGGGCAAGAGTTATTACCTTTAGCAAAAGATTTAGTTGTTGCTTTAAGCGATTTAGCAAAGTTTACAAGTCAATTCTCTAACGAACAAAAAAAAGGAGCTTTAAAAACTGCTGGATTAACTTCTGCTTTTGGAATTATTTTAGTTGTTGTTGGTAAAATGATTACTGCATTTTCAAAATTAAGAAAGTTCTTTTTGTTAAAACTTTTACCAGCTTTAAAATTTGTTTTTGATGCTTTTAAATTATTAACTCCACAAGGAAGAGTAATAGGTGCTGCTTTAGCTGCTGCAACTTTTCTTACTGCTAATTATGATAAAGTTGTTGATGTATTTAATAGAGTTAAAGATGCTATTTTTGGAGTTAAAGAAGAATCGAAAGGATTAGATTTTAGCAATCAAAATATAACTCCAGATACATCCATTATTGGAGATATGAGAAGTGGAAACGCAATTAATCCAGTTACTGGAAAGCCATTTTTTACTCCTAAAAAAACTCCTCCTCCTACTCCAGATCCAGTAAGACCAACAATAACTGGTAAATTTGGAGAGGGTTTTCAAAACTTAAACTTTCCAAAATTAGATGCCGCTCCTATAAAACTTATAACTCAAAATTTTGATGAGTTAAGAGATAAGGTAGAGCTTACTAAAGTTGAAATGGTTGATTTAGGAAATGTTATTACACAAACAGAAGTATTGGCTGGTAATATAAAAGGAGCTTTTATGAGTTTTGGACAAACAATGCAAGGAGTATTTGCTCAAGCATTACAAAGTTCGGATGGCTTTTTTACTGCTATTGTAGATGGTGCAAAAAAAGCTTTTCAAGCATTAATCTCTCAACTTATTGCAATGATAGCTATAAGAGGTATTTTAACTGCATTAGGTTTTGGAAGTTTAGATTTAGCAGCTGAAGCTGGAGCAAGTTCAGTTTTATCTTTAATTGGACTAGCTGATGGAGGATTAGCTACTGGACCAACTGTTGCTATGGTAGGAGAAGGACCAGGAACAACAATGTCTAATCCTGAAGTAATAGCTCCATTAGACAAGCTTAAATCAATGATTGGAGAAAGTGGAGGAGGTAACGTTCAAGTATTTGGAACAATAAAAGGAGCAGACATTTTATTAAGTAGTGATAGAGCTAAAAACAACAGAAACAGAACAAGAGGTTACTAATGGCAAGAGAGAAAAAATTTCAATCTATATTTCAGAGTGATAGCAGTGTTTATTATCGTTTAGAGATTTATGATAATGAAGCAACTGATAACACTTTACATGAGCCAGTTTTAAGTTCAAGAGGATTTGATTTAACGTATCAAACAGAGGACGAAAATAGATTTACTGGTTTGATTCCTAGTGAATTAGTTTTCGATATGCTAATTACATCTAATGCTCAACAAGCTTTAATAAATGAAATAAAAACAAGTGTTTATGGTAGATGGCAAATAGGAGTCTATCGTTCAGATGATGACTCAACTTATACTTTGTTCTGGTGTGGTAACTTATTAAATGATATTAGTCCAGAGCAAGATGTTGCTTATCCTAGAGAGTTTAGTTTAACCGCAGTTTGTGGATTATCTCCATTAAAAGATATTAAATTTAACGAGGGAGTTGGTTATACTGAGCCATCAACATTTACTGCTTTACAATACTTTAGAAACGCATTTACTCTACAAATAAACACAGATACATTTTTTACTGGCTCTAGTCCATTTGGAAGATTTATACGAACTTTTGTTGATTGGACTACTGATAACATGACTCATCAAGCAGATAGAGATCCTTTAGTTTATAGTAGATTTAATTTCATGGCTTTTGTTGAATTAGATGATGATGGAGCTAAAAAATATGCTACAACTTTTGATTTATTAGATTCTATTTGTAAAACTTTTGGAATGAGGGTTTTCTTTTCAAATGGTAATTGGATATTCGTACAAGTTAATTACTATGATAATTGGACTTCTGGAAATACTCATTTTTTTAGAGCTTATAATATTGGAAATGATGTAACTGGATCTCCTGATAGTTCAGGATCAACATCAGCAGTTGTTTCAGAGGGTTCAACTTATAAAAGATTAGGAGGTGCAACTTTTGATTTTTTACCAGTATTAAAAGAAGTCAATGCGAATTATGATAGGCTTCAGACTTTTAATATGCCTTTTTTACAATATTCAAATAATTCTGATACAAGCACATTATTTAATCCAAACTTTAACGAGATTCCCTTATGGAATGGTTACAAATATAATGATATACCTTTTTCAGGTACTGGATTTGATATAAACAATAGTAAAACAGATTTATATAGTGTTAGTTTAGGAAGTGTTATTGCAACAACAAGCTCAACAATACGATTTAATAGAACTTTTAAATGTGAGGGTTTAGATACTGGATTTTCTCCATCAAGTGGAGCATTCAATAATTTAGAAATAAGATTATCATTAAGATTCAGATTAGTTGGTGCAAGTGATACTAAATATGCTTTTATAAGAGAGGGCAACGAAGAATGGCATGATATTGATGTAGATTTTGCAAGTTCTGGAGTTTTTGACAATGTAAATCTTAGTTCTACTTTGACTAATAACTTCAGTTTGAATATTAATTGCGAAACTTTTAATCTTCCTTTTGATGGAGATTTATTTTTAGATGGTTATGCTGCTATATATTATAATAATAATACTGCTGTTCCAATACAAGTACTTGAGGGAACAACAGACTCCGATAATATTTTATGCTTCTCTGAGCCAGTATTTAATCAACAAGGAGGAGTTCAATATTTAGTTAATGGAGAGCTTTCTAATTTAGAATTTTATAGAGCAAAGAATGCTCCTGGAGGTACTGCCATTTCTACTGGTGTGATTTATAATGTTCCTGATTTATTAGTCGGTAGTTCTCCAAATGGTATAGGAAGAATCGAAGTATATAATTTTAGCACATCAGCTTTCGAAGCTTTTAATACAACTTGGAAAGCATTCAATTCTGGAACTGGTACAAGAATAACTCAATTATTAGTAGAGCAAATATTAAAAGGACAAAATAAAGGAGCTAGAACTTTTAACGGATCAATTAAAATTACTGATAAATCTTTACTTCCTTATTACTTTGGAATTACAATAGATGGATCAAATTTTGTTCCTTATCAATGTACGTTCAATGCTCAAGAAGATACATGGAGTGGAGAATGGTATGAAATTTCTTTAAATAGTACGGGACAAACTATTTCAAGTGGTACGATTAATGGTTTACAAGCAGATGATGATTATGACCACACTAATGCAAGTTTATAACTATGAGTTCAATTACAAATTATTTAAGAACAGAAGCTATTGCAGTAGTATCAGAGCAGCCAACAAGCGCTACAATTAGCTTTTTAACTGTCATTCCAGGAACTGCAACTAGAACTTTATTATATAGTGGAGATGAGGTTATTGTTGTATGTAAAACAACTGGTAATATTTATCCATTAACTTTAAATGCTGATTTTAATTTTAATAGTACAAGATTACAATTTACATCAACAACATTAGATGAAGTTGTTCCTTTAGGAAGTTATATTATTTTAAGTAAAGATTATAAATTAAATAGTTTATTTAGAAAAAACTCTTTAAATCATTTACATTTATATTTTACTGGAACAACAAGCGCGAATGATTTCTTAATGACATTTACACAATTTAATTTTAATATAAATTCTGGAGCAGTATTAGCAACTGGAGATTCTAAAAATAATAATTTTGGAGCTAGATATGGGTTTTTCAATGCTCCTCATAATGGTTGTCAAGTAGAAAGAATAAATTATAAATTTGCAACAGATGCTGGTGCTGGAGAAAACTTTGTTTTTAGCTTATGGAAAAAGCCAATTACAGAAAATGGAACAACTGCTACTCAATTAACTTTAATAGATAGCTTTTCAATGTCTAGCCAGAATAACTTTTCTTATGTATTCAGTGGAAGCATTACTCCAAGTTTGACAGATGGAGCAATAAGTTCAAATGAGGTAATTATACCAAGTATAAAAAAAGAGGGAACAAAAGTGTCAGGAACTAAAATGTATGGAGATATTGAGATATTAGTATCATTTGATCCTAGAACAAGCGTAATTTAAAAAACAATGAAACAATTTATAAAAGAAAATTTAGATGTATTTAGTATTAATACAATTTCTTTAGGTTTAAGCTTAACTCAAATACATACAATTTTGCAGATAATTGCTTTAGTTGTTGGTATTATTTATACAATAGATAAGATTATTTATTTTAGAAAGAATAGAAAATGAGCAAAGATAATTACAGAGATACAACTTTAATTAATAAGTATAAAAATTTAGTTAGAAAACCTAGCTCGAGTTTACCTTTAGTAAGTGTTGCAACAGAAGAAAAAAGAACTAGAGCAGAATTATTAGATATATTAGAGGATTTATTTGATTCAGAGAATGCTTTAGAGGATGGAATTATAGAAGAACAACTGCCAATTGATACTGAAAAATTTAGAGCCATGATGCACATTCTTATCAAAAGTTTATCTAATACTTCTGATGATAGTATAGGATTAACAACTGCTCAAGAAACTGCTATTGCTAACAATACAAACAAAGTTAGTCAAGGATTATCAACTGCAAATCATACTTTAAACTTTAGCGTAGTTAATTCAAGAGGTTCTTATTCATTAGTATTTACTGTTGTTGATAGTTCAGGTAGGACTCCAGTAACAAAGACTGCAACTTTAGCTTTAAGATAATATGAAATACTTTAAAATAGAGGAGTTTACTTGTGATGGAGCTATCTGTTATGATAAAATGGATGCAAAACTTTTAAAAATGTTGGATCAAGCAAGAGAAATATCTAATACTCCATACAAATTAACAAGCTCCTGGAGAAGTCAAGAGAAAAACGATTCTTTAAAAAATAGCTCTAAAAATAGCAGTCATTTAAAAGGATTAGCAGTTGATATTGCTTGTAGTAATGGACTAGAAAGAATAAAAATATTTACTGGATTGGTTAAAGCTGGTTTTACAAGAGTTGGAGTTAGTGATACTTTTATTCATGCAGATTGTGATGATTCTAAAATTGATTCCTTATGGATTTATTAAGTGGTTTATTTAGTGGCTTATTCAAGTCAGCAGAGGGTATCTTAGATACTACTATTACCAACAAAGAAGAACTGCAACAAGTAAAAAATGAGCTTGAGAAGATTGTAAACGAAGCAGAGAAAAACGCATCTAATCAAGTTACTGAAAGATGGAAGTCCGATAATTTAAGCGATAACAAACTAAGTAAAAACATAAGACCATTGTCATTGATATTTGTAACTGTTGTATTTGTAATAATATCATTTATGGATGGTAATGTCGGAGAGTTTAAATTAAATGAATCTTATATACCAGTTTATCAAACTCTTTTACTTTCTATTTATGGAGCTTACTTTGTAGGAAGAACGATAACTAAAATCAAAAAATGAAAGACCAAAAACGATACAGATTAAAAGAAGATGAATGGAAATTAATAGATGAATATAGAGCAGACAAAGAAGCAAAAAATTTACTAGCTGATGAATGTAATGAAGTTGGTATTGATGTAAATTCTGTTTCTCATTATTGGTATAAGAGTAAAAAATTCTCAATCTTTGCAAAGCCTAACGAATTCACAAGAAACGAGTTTTTAAAGTCTATTGAAGAATTAATATCTAATTACTCTCCATCATATCCTCAAATAGACTATCCAAAAAGAGAAGATGGACATTTATTAATCATTAATCCAGCAGATGTACATATTGGCAAATTTGCAGACTCTTTAGAAACTGGAGAGGACTACAATATAGAAATAGCAAAAGAACGAGTTAGAGCGGGGGTTAAAGGTATTTTAAGAAATGCAGAGGGCTATCCAATAGAAAAGATTTTATTCTGCATAGGAAACGATATATTACATATAGATAATGTAGGAGGATCAACTACTAAAGGTACTCCTCAAGATACAGATGGTAAATGGTTTAGACATTTTACAGAAGCTTTAGAGCTTTATGTTGAAATTGTTGAAATGCTTATCCAAATAGCCCCAGTGGATTGTGTGCATTCAATGAGTAATCATGACTATATGAGCGGATTCCATTTAGCACACGCATTAAAAAGCTGGTACAGAAATACAGATAGCGTTAAAGTAGATGCTGATCCTAAACATAGAAAGTATTATAGTTGGAAGAATAGCTTAATAGGATTGACTCATGGGGATGGAGCTAAACTAAATAATTTACCATTACACATGGCACAAGAAGAACCTAAAAAATGGGCTGAAACAAAGTACAGATATTGGTATTTACATCATTTACATCATAAACAAAGGTATAAATTTATGAGTAGTTTTGATAATATAGGAGTTACTTGTGAATTTTTACGCTCTCCTAGTGGCTCTGATTCCTGGCATTATCAAAAAGGTTATACTGGTAGCATTAAAGCAGTAGAAGGCTTTATTCATAATAAATACGGACAGATAGCACATTTAACACATATTTTTTAATATATTTGCTTTTGATTTGATTTTAATCAATTTTGTGTTAGTTTTTCGAGGAGTCTATTTTAATTAATAGGCTCTTTTTTTGTCTAAAAACTAATAAATCTTAATCTTTTTTAACTTTTTTATATAATTATTTTAACCTAGTAAAGTAAAATAAATTACTTTTTTTTGTCTTTTTATTGTTAAAAAGTTTGCACATAAAGAAATAATGTTTAATTTAGCAAAGAATTTAAAACACTAACTAACACTTAATTAAAATGACTACACAAGATTTATTAATAATGCAATCAATAGCAGAGTTTAGAAAGTACAAAGAACTAGAATCTGAAAAATCAAGAAAAGAAGATAGCAATAAAAACTATAACATGGCTTACTATCATAAAGGAAAAGCTGATGGATTAGAGCTATTAATACAGAGATTATTACACATAGAAAACTTAAAGTAATGGAAAGAGAAGAAACATCATTAGAATTAATCGTAGGAGTAATTATAGTATTTGCTCCAATAATATTATTATTTATTTAAATTATTTAAAAATGGAAAAATTAGTAAAATCACTTAAACAAGATGGCTCTTTTGAGTCACAATGGGGAACGTTCTTTAAGCACATTATTGAGTTTGAAGATGGAATGATTGCAGAGTATTTAAGCAAGTCAGAAACACAAAATAAGTTTATTGTTGGACAAGCTACAGAAATAGAGCTTACAACAAGAGAATACAATGGAAGAACTATTAATAAGGTAAAACCAGTATCTGCTGATTTCAAGCCATCTAACAACTACTCTAATAAGTCTAAAGACAATGTCCAAGAGTTGATAGTAAAACAAAATGCTCTTACCAATGCTTGTAATATAGTTGGAGAGTCTGATGTTGCAAAGATATTAGAGATAGCTGATTCTTTCAAAGAATGGGTATTAAATGACGTTAAACCTACTAAAACTAAAAGTAATGATTTACCTTTTTAGTAGTTATAGAAGAGAAGAGTTATTAGATTATGAAACTAGCTATTGTTTTAAATCTGCTACTCCAACAAGTGAGTTATTTCACTTAAATAAAAAAGCTACTACTTTAATTGATAGAGGAGTTTATATTGAGGTACATATTGAAGATTGGTATTTAACTCCAAAAGGAGAATTTGCTGATAATACAATTAAAAGACTTCACTTATGCGAATTAACTCATGAAGCTTGTAAAAAGGATCTAGAATTATTAAAAGAAATAAAATGACAAAAAAAGATAAAATAGATAACATTCTTAAAAAATCACATTTAATTATAAATGATGCTACTGGAATTGATATTAGTAAAACTCAAAAAGCAGCAGCAAAAAGAGAATCCAGGAAGATTTTACGAGAATTAAAAGAAGTTGATTTAGTAATTTATAACATAGTAAAAGAAGAATTTGATGGATAAATTTCAAGAAGTAAAAAAAACTGCTTGTTCTATTACTAATATTACTCTTAAGGAGTTAGAAAGTAGAAGCAGACTTAGATATATAGTAGATGCCAGGAGAATGGTTTTTAGTATAGCTAAAGATTATTTAAATATGAAATTAACACATATTGCAAAAAGATTCAATATGAATCATGCTAGTGTAATTCATCACTTAAAAAAACATGATGACTTAATTATTTATGATATTTATTATAAAGATAGATTTAATAAATTAGTTGAGCTTTACAAGCAAAATATATCTTTTATAAATGCTGATGAATTAATAGAAGAAATTAATGAGTTAAAAAAAGAAAATTTAAGAATAGAAACCGAACTAATACAGAAAAACAATGACTAAAAAAGTAACACAAAAAGAGCAAGTATTAAATCATTTAAAAACATACGGATCATTAACAAGCTGGGATGCTATTATGGAGTATGGAATTACAAGACTAAGCCATCACATTTATTGCCTTAGAAATGATGGTTTTATTATACCTGATGAAAGAGTCCAAGTAGAAACTAGACTAGGAAGAACAACAGTAATCTCTAAATACATTCTAAGAAATGAAGTTAATTAGAGTTAAAAAAGATAACAACTTTACTACTATTAATAATGAGTTTATCTTCAATAAGAATTTAAGCTTAAAAGCTAAAGGATTATTATGTCATATATTGGCTTTACCTAATGATTGGACTCTTTATGTTGAGGAGGTAGGTAAGTGGCACAAAGATGGTAAAACAAGCATTTATTCAGCTTTTAAAGAACTTACTGCTAATGGCTATATGAAAAGAGAGCAGATAAGAAAAGATAATAGATTTAAAGGATATGATTATGTAGTATTTGAAAAGCCGAATTTAGATTTACTGAATACAGAAAACCTGAATACAGAAAGCCTGAATACAGGAAATCAGCAACTACTAAATACTAATAATACTAAAGACTTAATTAAACTAAAAACTAATAATAGTAAAACAGAGGGGATTGAATATCCATTTGAGTTAAATGTTGAAGCTTGGGAATCCTGGAAAGACTTTAGAAAAAAAGAATATCGGAAGTCTTATAAAAATTTAGGAGAAAAAGCAGCGATTAAAAAACTGCTTAAATTATCTACTTCAAAAGAAGAACAAGCTTTGATCCTGGAGCAATCAATGGAAAATGGCTGGATCGGAATTTTTGCTCTTAAAAGTGAAAAAAAGAGAAAGATTAACGATTTAATGAATGAATATAACAAAGGATTAGAAATATTAAACAAACAATTTGATGACTAAACAAGATACAATAGATTTGAATTTATTAATAGCAACTTTTCGTTGTTTTAATGAGCAGCTTTACAATTTAAAGGGATCACATTCTGGAATAGTAAAGTTAAAATTCAACAGATTAATTAAGGTTGCTAGACAATATGAGAAAGAGATTCTTAAAATGACTGATAACAGCAAAGAGCTGGAGTACATTTACGATAGTTTGATGGATATATTAATTGAAGTTAAAAAGCAATCCAATGAATAAGATAGTTAAAAGAATGATGTATCTATCTAATAATGATAAATACAGAATAAGTAGAAAGATTAAATGGGATATGTATTTTTTATATATGGGTTATACTTCTCAAAGACAAGTCAATCAAAATAAAACTAAGCATTAATGAACAGATTAGAAAAACTAAAAAGCAAATATCCAGGTTATCACTATAAAAATGTATCTAAACATCATAAATTTGCAAAGAGTAAAAAACAAACTAAAAAAAACACATTTCTGTTTAATAACGTTGCAGATAGTTTAGACAATAACATAAACAAGCTAATAAAGTTATTATGAAAGATAAAAGTAAACAAATCTGGTATTTATATAAAACCGATTTAAAACAATTAAAAAATGATTGCTATAATTTACTTCAAGAGTTATTTATTCAATTAGGACAAAAGCCTGAGTCGGAAATGGTTGTTATTTTAACTAATACTTTTGTTGATGATTTAGCTACTAAATACGCATCAATGGAGTTAGAGATGGTTAAATATGCTTTAAACAAAGGATTAAGAGAAACTGATCCTCCAGTCTTTATTAATGTTCCAACTTGGAATAAATTTTTAAGAGATTTTAAAAAGTCAGAACAACTTAAAAGACAAACTAATCAAATAGAAGAATATAGCATCTATAAGAAAAGACTGGAAACAATGGGAAAGCAGCTACAAAATAGAGAAGTTAAAAAGATAGGTAAATGAAAATATTAAATTTATACGCTTGTTTAGGTGGTAATCGTTACAAGTGGGGAGATGAACACGAAATTACAGCAGTAGAGTTAGATGAAGAACTAGCTAAATTATATCAAGAGAGGTTTCCTAATGATACAGTAATAGTAGCTGATGCACACCAATACTTATTAGACCATTATCAAGAGTTTGATTTTATATGGACTTCTCCTCCATGCCCCACACATTCTAGGGCTAGGTATTGGGCAATAGGTGCAAATGGTAAAAAACCTATTTATCCATCTATGCAACTTTATGAAGAAATATTACTATTAGACTATCATTTTAAAGGTAAATTTGTGGTTGAAAATGTAATTCCTTATTACGATCCTTTGTTAAATCCAAAAAAAAGAGGAAGACATTTATATTGGACAAATTTTAATTTACCAAATGATTTAGGAGATAGAAACGCTAAAGTTTGTCAAGGTAAAGATGAACTTAATAGATTATGTGATTTTCATAAATTTGATTTTAATAAATACAAAGGAGAACAAAATAAAGTTAAGATAGCTAGAAACTTAGTTGATTATGAAGCTGGTAAAACTATATTAGATACAGCTATGGGTATTATAAAAAAGCATGATATAAAACAAACAGAATTATTTTAATGGCTACAATAAGCAAACTAAAAAAGAAGCTTGATAAGATATTTAGTGAATATATTAGACTAAGAGATTCTGATTATAAAGGGAATTGTAAATGTATCTCTTGCGGTAAAGAAGCTCCAGCATTTGGAGGATCAATTCATGCTGGACATCTATTTAGTAGAAGATATTTATCTATAAGGTTTGATGAGAAGAACGTAAACGCACAATGTAGTTATTGCAATACCTTTTTAAATGGCAATCAAATTAAAGCAGCTAGAGGAGTAGAAAATAAATGGGGAAAGGGTACAGTTGATGAGTTAGAAGCTAGGATGCACATAACAACAAAATTAACGAGAGTAGATTATGAGGAAGCAATCGAAATTTATAAACAAAAGATTAGAGAACTTAATTAACAATTCTATATTGATAACTCTAATAGAGCAAGATTTGGAAATAGAATTTATTTTATATATTAGCAAACAATGAAGAAATCAGTAATAATAGAAGCTGGAATCAATAAGGTTTCAACATTAGCAGATGGCACAATAAGTATTAATTTACATTGCCAAGAGATGCCTGATGAAACAATGATGAGAGTTTTTAGTCTTAGAAAAAGACCAGGAATGGTTTTAATTAGTTCTGATGAGATAAGTCAAGCAGAACAAGAAGAAGTAGAAAAGTTTACTACTGATTTTGAAATAGGTAAAACAAAGACTTCAAGCCAACGATTGAGAGCAGTTTTATATAGAGTATGGGAACAAGGAGAACAAGCTTATGACTTTCCTATATGGTATGAATCACAAATGGAGAGAATAATAAATAAATATAAATCTAGTCTTGAATAAAACTACTCTACATCAGGAGATATGGGAAAGAGAAGAAGATGACTCTCTAAGATTAGTTATGCCAAAAATTATAAATAGTGATATAGGTTTTCAGTTGATGTTTGGAATGTCAGAGAATCATATATGTTATACTAACAAGCAAAGTCAAAATAACAATAATTATGAGACTAAAATTTACAGAGATATTGAATATACTAAAAAACATTTTTAATATTATACTATCTATATTTATTTTAATCTGTGTATTACCTTTTATGGTATTAGTATTTATACATTATTTTATCAAAGGATTTATAAATGAACATAATAAATACTATGAAGATAATAGCATCAGTTAGCGTTGAGCTTATAGTAGATGATTCTGAACTGCTAGAAGATGCTCAACAAAGAGCAATAGATACTTTAGTTGATAGTTTAGATAGTTGGATTAATGATAATGGGATTCCTCCAATAGTAAAAATAGAGTATTCAATACCAAGTATAAATGAAGATGAGAATAACATATTTTTAAACTAATGCCTAATTTACCTAAAGGAAAGAAAAAGAAATGGATAGCAAGTTCTAAGAGCAAAAAAAGTAATAAGAGTACAACAATCAATGCTGATTTTTATAATAGTAGAGCTTGGAGAAGATTAAGAAAGTATCACATACAACAATATCCTTTTTGTAAGTGGTGTAAAGAAGAGGGAAAGATAACGATTGAAAGATTAATAGTGGATCATATAATAGAAATAAACGATGGAGGAGATATGTTAAATCAAGATAACTTACAAACGTTATGCCTATCTCATCACAATCAAAAAACTATCTGGAATAAAACTAAACGTAAAAAGAAATGAAACTATTATTAATATGCTTACTAATGATTCTAATGGGATATGTATTTTTATTCTTCTATTTTGACTGGAGATTAGAACAAAGAAGAAAAGCATTTAAAAAAAGAGTTGAGGAATTTAATACTAATAAAGATGAGCAAGTACAAAGTAAATAAGATACCAAACTATTATATTGGAGAAGTATATCACTATGAATGTAGGAAGATAATAGAAGATTATAATTTAAGTTATAACATAGGCTCGGCAGTTGCATATCTATTGAGAGCTGATAGAAAGCATGAAACAAGTTATGACTGCATACAGAAAGCAATAAATCACTTAGAGTTTGAATTAGATAAGATAAATAATAAAGAACAATGAAAGAAGTAACAACATTAGTAGAATCTGCTTATAAGATAATAGAGAAGCAGAATAAATTAATTAAAGACCAGCAATCTATAATAAATAAATTTAATCTTTTGATTACTGGTTTAGAGTTGAGGAATGAATTGCAATTAAAACAGATAACAGACTTGCAAAAGGAATGTATTGATATTACTAATGAGTTTATAGATAAAACTAATAACGGGGGGGTATAAAAAGTTTACGGGGGTTGCTTGTACAT